AAGTACTTTCCGTCTTCTGTAACGTCTACTATTTCTCCTATTTTGTTGTAATTTACGTTACCCTTCATCGTTACCTTAGTCTTGTCTCCAACTTCGAACCCCTCGTTAACTCCCCACAAATCGCTATATTGGAATCCGCCTGTGTCTTTAGTGTGACCGGCTCTAAAGCCCTTAAGCTTTTCGTAGCCTGATAGTTCGTCCTCTGTAAAAGGGTTTCTTTTCTTTTTGCTTGCGTGTAAAGAAGCGTTGTAAGCCTCTCCTCCGCCAGTTACATTTCCCTCTTCTTTAATGTGTATTTTGCTAGAATCCATTCCGGAGCTCTCTACGTAGTCTTTAAATTTTTCAAAAACATCTTGATCAAGTACATACGATTCGTCTTCTGAGTACTCCGCGTCGTCTCCGAACTTGCTTGAGAATATATCGTCTATCTTTTGATCGTCTATTGTGAACGTTACTTTGCTCTCAACGAGCGTCTCTCTCAATTTTATAGTAGCAAAAGAGTTGTTGAATTGCTTCATGCTTTACTTCTGTTTTAGTATGTCTATGAGCTCTATGTATTGCAACAGATTAGATATAGCGTCGTCCTTTATTGACTCGTTCTGTTTTATTGGGTTGAGAAGCTTTATTGTTTCGTTTAGTCTTATGACTGTTACTTTGTCTTCTATGCCCTTTTTGATCTCGACCAACTCAGTCTTGATTTGCTTTATCAATCCATTCAAATAGCTCTTAAGGCTTTCTGTCTCTGATATATTGTTTATGTACTCCTTCAACACCTCTTTCTGTCTTTCTGAGAAGTTGTTGTATTTTGAATTGAACTTTTCTACCATCAACTTGTACGCTAACAGTCTGATCTCTTTGTCCTCTTTCATGAGGTCTTGAACCATGGTAGCACTGATGGGCTTATTCTGTATCTCTTCTTCTGTTATGTGCTCTAAAAGGTTAATCTTGTTCAGCAACACCTGTTTTGTATCAACGGTAGAACTATACTGAGATTCAAACACCGTATATATCGAAGCGTAGGTCTTGTAGCTGTCTATCTTGGCTTTGAAGAAATCGTCTATATTGTAACTGCTCTTTATCTCTTTTATCAGGTTATACTTCTGTCTATTTAGCTTTTCGTTGTCAAGCTTCTTTCTCTGTTCCAACACCGTGCTTATGAACATCTCGGCTTTTGCTTCGGATAGCTTTTCAGTAGTGTTGAAAGAGTTGTATAGTTGATATTCTTTTCCCAATTCCGTATTCACAAAATACTTCTTGAGTATCTTAACGGCTTTGGTATCTTTATTTTGTACCAAATCGGCGGTTGTTTGTCTAACTAGTAGTTCAAACAGTATCGCCGGATTGCGGTATTTGCTATGTTTTACTCCCATGGTGTGTTAATAGTCTATCTATAAATATAACAAATAATTACTCGGGATCTTGTAATATGTTACTTTCGTCTAAAAGATCGGTGGATTCAAAAAGTTTCACCTTTCTTTGTGACTTACTCGCTATCTTATCAAGCATTTGTTTGTTTTTTAAGAGCTCTGCCATCGTGCTTTCTAACGCCAACGGGCCGCCTCTGTACTCTGGTTTAAGTTTGTCTTCTCCCGTTTCAGCGTTTGACTTCAGATCGTACACTCCCATTCCATCTCTTCCAAAAGGACTTGCGTCTGTTCCGCGCTTAGACTTATACTTCTGCGGTCTACCTGGTGATTCGTACTCTTTCTCTGGCTTATTCTCATCGTATCCCGTTGGTACGTCTAGGGACATGTCTCCCTTTCCTCCGTACAGACTGGCCAATTGGTGTGGAGTACCGAAAGCTTGTCCTGTTTCTGCTGGATCGTTGCCCTCTTCCGCGATTTGTTTGTACCTAAACGCTCTCTTTTGGTCTTCAAGTATCATGTCTTCGAGCTCTAGGTATTGATCCTCCGAGAAGTGGAATACCTTATCGTATATATAGTCTCTCGGTAACAACTGTCCCTCCATGGCCTGTTTCGCTAGGTCTATCTTCTCTTTGAACAGCGCTACTCGCTCTTGATCGTATATTATCGATGGGTTTGTTAGTGATATTGTAAAGTTTGCCGCTGATTCGTTTGTGTAACCGTGAGCGTATAGGTGAATCAAGCCTATCTTCGTTAGTTCAGACACTATGATACGTTGTATGCGCTCAACTGTTCTGGCAAATCGTATGTCTTCTGCGGCTAGCGTTGCCTTACCAGTTAAGTCCTTTTCGTATCCCATGAACGCTTTTGGTATCTTCAACGCTGCGAACAGTTTTTCTCTGAAGTATGCTACGTCTTCGATACCGTTGTAATCAAGACCTTTTGCAGTATCTATCCTTGTGGTCTGATCGCTACCCCTAACAGGAATAACGAAGTCCTCAAGCATGTTCTGTACGTTGTATTTTAGGTTGTAATTACCGGTTTGCGGGTCCATCAAAGGAGTCTTCTTCATCTTGTTCATCATCCTTTGAATGTAGTTTTCCACTTCTGTTGGAGGTATAGCACCAACGTTAACGTAAAACACTCTGCGCTCTGGAGCTCTTACTATCCTGTGAATCAACATCGCATCTTCTATGAGCGTATACTGTTTAAATAGCTTTCTTCCAGGCTCTAAATAAGATCTACCGTAAGGAAGATAGTTAACGTCTCCTGTCAATCTAAAGTGAGCCATCTCGTAGTTATCGAACCATATCCCAACGTCTTGGTTGTTGAACGCTGATGAGTAACCTGTGGTGGAAGCTATAGCCGCGTTTGGATCGTATTTGAATCTTACCTCGGAAGGATTCTCTGGATTGTATCCCTCTTGCCTAACTATGTTGTAAGCCGAGAATGGAATAACGTTGTAAACCCCGTACTTCTCTGCCATCTCAAGCTTTAGATAGAAGTCACCGTACTTACACATGTTTCTTATCCATCCCCAAAGACTGAACTCGATGTTTAGGATTGAATAATAAAGGTTGTAAAGAAGTTTCTGTATGTTTTCGTCAGAAGAACGTATCTGTAGCACTTCTCCTTGTTCGTTCTTAAGCGTGCAATTGTGTGTATATATTTTAGATCCGTCTTTAGCTTCGATAGCAAAAATATGATTCTCTCCAGCATTAACGATATCATACACATCCTCTATTCCGCAATATTCTACAGATATCACCCTGTGATTTGTAGATTTTGCAAATTCGTCTAGAGTCTTATATCCGTTGTTTATTATCACTCTTCTTAAAGTTGACAATGGCACATTGTTATTTTCGCAGTACTCTTTTACTAAAAATCTCTTATTTTCTTTATATGTATCGTTACAATATACTCTAAACGAACTTACAATATCTTGTCTATTATTAGATAGTATTTTATTTACAAGCGTTTTTGTGGATGTACAATCATACATATCAAACAGCTGTCTAACTATTTTTCTCCACTCGTATGTAATTATTCCCAGCTCTTTTCTTATATCGCTTAAAATAGCTGAGTGAGGATTATTTTTTATTTTTTCTATTACGTAATCTATGGATACTTCGGACTGTCTAATTGTATCTTTATTATATCTACCGTTGTTTTCTCCTAGTAGCTTATATCCATTTTTCCACATTCCATTTTTTTCTTTTGGAAGACCATATATTCTTTTTAAGTCTTCTTTGGACAATTTAGCTTTGTACTTCTTAAAAGATTCTGACTGTTTTTTAGATCTTTCTTCTCTATTTACGGTATCCCAATATCTTTTTTGTCCATTTATTAATTTTTGATAATAATCATTCTTTTTATCTTGATCGCCGTTTATATCGTTCCACAGCTGTTTATTGTACTCAGCGTGAACCGCATTATGATCTTTCCATGTCATCCACACTAATTGGGTGGGATCGTTGTTTCTTTTGTTAAAAGACGCGTGATGTATAACAGATCTTTCGTTAGTCGGTAAAGAACTTTTCTGCTCTCTTAAAAACTCTACGCTATTGGCCACAACTCTGTGAGTGTATTCGAACTTATTACCGTTCCAGATTTTTTCGTATTCAGGCATATTATCGCTATCTGATACTTTGGTAGGTAAAGCCAAAACACTCGATCCGTTAACTAGCTCTTCTGTCTTTACTTGAGTACCATCTGATAACACCCAAATGTGGTTAGATGTGGCTTTAACTTCTGTACCGTCGTCAAACGTAATCTTATATACGTCTTTTTTTCCGTTATAAGCGACTTTATCAGCTTTTACAGGTTCAAACGACTTACCATCTTTACTAAGACCATATAACCACAGGTCTTTAGCATCGCTTTCGTAAAGTTCTTTAATAGTTTTTTTACTGCCGTTTAATAGTGGTATCACAGTATCCCCAGCTAGACACTCATCGGCTATGATGTCCAAAGCTGAAGCAACGATAGCGTCTGTGTCCATCGCATCGTAGTCAGCGTATATCTGTACACGAGCAGATTGGTAGTTCTGCGCCAAGTTCATGTTCACACCGTAAGCCGTAGACGTTGTGTAAACCTTGTGGAATCTATCCACTAAGCTGTTGGTCTGTACGACACCAGAGTTTTGTATCCTATCTGTGTCTATGACTTTTAGCATTCCGCCGCCTTCGTTTCTTATTATCACGTCTGTGGAAAATAAGCGTCTAAGCGTACTAAACAGGTTCTCTTGCGGTTTCTTTTGTTCTTCCATTTTTTATTCTTTTATAGTAACCAAGATAGGTCGTGGTTTTGTGTTTGTCCGTCTGGCATTGATATTGGCATGCTCCATGGATTGTTGTATCCGTTGTAGTTGTGGTTAGCAGACGGTAAATAATGACTGTTATTTGTCTTGTTTATGTTGTTTATTGACACGGAAGTTAAACTATCCATCGTCTTTCTGAATCTCAACGATGTCTCCCTTAGATACATTCCCATAGCGAAGGACATTACAAGATCATCATTGTATCCCTGCATGGCTTGCTGTTTACCGTTCTTCCAAACAAACACTCGAAGCTCTTCCAGGAGTCGTATGGATCTCATTGTCACTATTTTGTTTTCAATGAAATCTCTCATCTTCTCTATAGCTAAAGGACGAGTCTTTTGACTCATGGTGAATCCAGCGACTAATCCTGATCCTCTATCGAATCTATCTATGTATTTCTCAAAAGAGTTATCAGCGTCGATTCTGTGACTGTAGTGAACGTTGGGATAACCGCTATCTACCACAGTTTGTACAACGTCCCAACCTATGTTAGCGTTTTCAACGACCAACAGCGCTTGATTGTATTCGTTAGCGATCGCCAATAAAACGTTAGCGTACTCTCTTGTATCTATTTGGGATTTGTACTCTGCTACTTGGGATAGCGTCTCTGTGTCTATGACGTGAAACGCAGAGTAATCAGAACTGTCTCCGCGCGCAACGTCGGCTATTATTGCGTAGTACCGCATTGGATCCGGATACTCCCATATCCACAACGCTTTGTCCATGCCGCGTCTTTCCAACGGTTCGCTGATCATGTTCATTTCGTACCACGTCAGTATCTCTGGGTCTATTACACCGGCGCCCGAAGTAGCGAAGTCGCAATCACACTCTTGCGCAGCGTTTCTTACACCAAGCTCTTTTGTCTGTTGTTCCCTCCACTCTTCGTTTCTCTCGGGGTGTACCGTCCAAGGCAGCGATATGGGTAAAAATCGATTCTCTTTCTTTT